CCACCGCTGCAGCTGAATGACCATGACTCCCCTCATTGCTCGTGTTCGGGTTGGTATGATAATGTGTGTCACTTCCACCGTTCGCCAGCAGGTCATCGTCGTCCTCATCATCTGCAATTCCCAGGATGAGCTTATGGCGCAGATCCGGCGTTCCGTTGGATCCATCGCACAACTGCCAGCCGGCCGGTATCAAAGCGAGCGCCCATGGCCACATTGCCACACTGCCCACCGGTGCGCCTCCGCCCCGGGTTGCCTCCAATACCAGGATCCGCTCATAAATATTTTTGATATTATTGCCCAGGGCATTGAAATCATCCTCGTCAACAAATGCCCCATTGTTCTGTTCAGCGATAGTTGTCCAGGCGGTCATTCTTCAGCTCCCAAAACAGTGCTCACGCCCAACTCGCTGAATCCTGGGATCCCGATCTGCCAGAACTGGTATGTTTCGTACTTCGCCGGCTTCAACACCATCCGGCAGAACGTCACCAGGTTCACCATCCAGGTCTCGATCCCCTGGATAAAATAATCCTCTGCATCTGCCATGTCTGAACTTTTCAGTGTGATCTTGGACCCGACATCACAGATCATGTACAGCCCTGCCAGCATCTCCGACATATTCGGTGTGAACTCGATCTCCTCGATCGTGTTCGTTCGCTCCGAGTATCTCGCCAGGATCAGGCTGATCTGCGTCAGTGTGGTGGCAGGATCCGAGATGTACTTCTGGTCCAGCGTCATCTCGAGCTTCCCGTAAAATTCATCATCCACCGTCACCATATCCGCAAACTGTGAAACCGTCTCCCCGATGTAGATCGGTTTCCCGATGATCGTCAACACCCGCACGTACCCGATCGCCTCACCTGTGTTTTCCAGGTCGAACAGTGCATCGCTCGCACCCAGGTCACTGGTGACCGTCAGATCTGCGGTGATATCGCTTCCGGTTCCATCCGCAGCTGTGTTCATATCGTAATCATCCAGCACCACATCATACGCAGAAATGCTTGAGTACCCATCCAACACCGTGTAGCGCACTTTCAGGTTGCTGATCGTTTCCCCTGGTTGGATCTCGATCGGAGAGTTGAGCTGGAATAGTGTCAGATCGCTCACCTCCACCCGCCGGGGGTAGGCCTTCCCGATCACTTTGTTCGTGAAATGCGCTCCACTGACCATCTTGTAATCAATGATGTTATCCAGGTGATCGAATTCTTCCGGATCCATCACGATGATGTTCTCGCCTCCCTCGGTCAGCAGTTCCTCCCCGCCCTCGGTCAGCAGCTCCAATTCGTCGTATCCCTCGGTCATTTCATACGGCAGAACGCTTGCCCTGAACTCTCGCCCTTCGATCATCAGCACGTCGTCGTACGCCGAGTCCATCTCATACTTGATGTACACATAGCCCATTTCAGACAGCGCCGATTTCACCATCTCCGAATATAAACTGGTATTCTCTCTCATCGTGTCATTCGTGGTGGGGAAGATCTCAACATAATCGGTCAGGCTGATCCTGCTCGGTTGTACCTCAAGACTTGCTGCCAGCTCGGAGATCTGCTCTCCCATCGTCTTATCCAGGCCGATATCCTCCAGCGTGATCGACATGTTTAACGCAAAATACATCCAGTCCACAGCCGTGACATTCGCAAACCGTGCCACCGACCCATTCCGCGTGTTGTTCAGTCCATCGGGGGGGATCCACCCCACCCACTGCGTTTTCGTATGGTCTCCCCAGGTGGTCACGATCTTCACTTTCGCTTTCACCCTGAACCCCGGTGTACAGTTGGCATGCCCCGGCGTGTAACGGTGCTCGATACCGCTCCTCGCATCGTTCTTCAATACGAACCGGCACATCCCAACCTGTGCCACCCGTTCCAGCGGGTGCGATGAGAAAATGCCCTTCGACCACTGGCTCTCGTCCTGCAGCACATCCGCTGTGATGTCCAGCCATGTGCCGGCACTCGGGTTCGTCAGCAAATAGAAGCGGTTATCCAGTGCGATCATCGGATCTCCAATGTGGCCACTGCTTCTCGCAGCGCCAGCTTCATCACCAGTGGCAGCCCTTCAATGGCAGAAACGATTCTTCCAAATTCCCAATCTGCCCGTGAGTCATTCTTGGCAGCCCCCAATACTGGGGAATAGCCACTATGTTTTCCTGCAGTATCCAAGAGTCGATCGTTGGGTATGAGCATCCCTGAAGCCCCTGGGATAAACAACTCGGGCCCTTCATCTCCAACAATACCGGCTTCACCCTGGTCCATATGGCCTCCAGAGCCCCACATATAGACAGCATCTCCACCGGGTTTTATTGCCCCCATTAACTCCCCATTCGCAGACAGAAGAGCCAATGCTCGCGAAATTCCGCGGACTTCAACATCGATCACGACAGTCTTGTCTTTGATATTCCCCATTGCTGTGACAAACTCATCAATGGTAATTTTGCCGGTTGCATAATCATCGAGAAGCTGGGCAGTAGAATCCCAGGCATTCTTCGTCTCTTCGTCGATCAGACCCCAGGATTCAGCTACTCCACCGAGGAGAGCCATCGTATCTTCAAACGGAAGACCGAGCAGCGCGATCTGTTGAGCTAAAATCCCGTAGATTATCCTGGCTGTTGCCTCTTCATGGGCTTCAGCTGTCTTGATGATCTCGGTAGCAACATTCTTGAACTCCTCCTGAAGATCTTCAAGCTCTTCTCTATCCTTTGAGCCTAACCATCCCCCCTGTTTCTCTTTCTTCTCGATAAGCTCTCCAATCCTTGTCTTGACTTCCCCCATCCGTGTTTCGAGCTCGCCCATCGTAGCAGTATATTCTTTGGTGCTCTTTCCGAGTTCACCCCCGATCATGGTATTGAGACGGGCCATTGCGATCTCTTGAAGTTTCAAAGCTGCCGTCTCGTCCGCAATGACATCCTCCATCGTAGGAGTCTGGCTCATTGCTTTGGCCTGCATCTCATCACGAATTGCCCACTCAGCATTAAGCTTTTCGGTCGCCTGCTGCTGGTCCCATTCTTCCTGGGTCAGGAGAACGATCGTTTTGACGAATGCTGTGCTGGCTCGATCAGCATTTGAGCTGCTGATGATCATGTCTCCTGTGGCAGCAGCAGCAGCTTGTACCTGCGCGACATATTCTTCATAGGTCTTGGTCGTTAGCAGCATTGTTTTTTGAGTGGCCTTTGCCTCCTCTTCGTTTATCTTCGAGGCATTCGCTACAGCAATGGTTCCGATTGCGATCCCGAGAAGAGCAGCGATCAAGAGAGCAGCCGGACCTGTTGCAGCTATAAGCGCGGGGGCAGTCATACCAACAGCTTTGGCCAGCGCAATAAACCCGGGAATGGCTTTCCCGACACTTAGGGACAACTGCCCAACTACGATCAGAACTGGACCAGCAGCAGCCAGGAAAACGAGTAGATCTGCGATCGTTGCCAGGATCGCCGGGTCGAGATTCAAGAACCAATCTGCTGCCAAAATAAGCTTTCCGACAAGATCAGAGAGGGATTTACCTACTTTTTGAATTGTCGGGTAAAGTTTTCCACCCTCACTGACCATTTCTTTAATCTCTTTCAAGAATTTCTGACCTGCAAAAATGGCATCCGTAAATGCAGGAACGAATGATTGCCCTACTGCAACTGCAATATCATCAAGATACCTGGGATAAGACCTCAGGACCTTGCCGGGGTCAGCCATCGCCGCGAGGTAAGCTCCCTGGATACGCACGCCATATTCCAGTGTGGCATTGACTCTTGCCTGTGTCTTTTCTTCCTCGGTGAGTTGTCGTCCTGTCTTGCCGATCGTCTTCCCATACGTATCATATGCGTCTTCCAAATCAAGCAGAACGCCTGCAGATTTGAACAACTGCAGGTTTCCCACAATAATGGCTTCTGTCAATGTGTTGGTTACTTCTGTAGAGTTTTTCCCTGAAATAACCGCAGCATCCTGTGCTACCCGGGCGATCTTGGCAGCATCAGCGATCTTGAGATTCGCTTTAATAAACTCCGCGATGGTCTTGTTTGCAACATCTGCTTCAATACCCTGTTTGCGAACAGCTTCTGTGGCTTCGGTAACTTCCCTGGCCGCGATTCCTGAGTTCTTTCCCAACACCTGGTTGACAAGAGCAAGCTCATTGACTCTCGTAGCTGCAAGTGCAGACTTCACAATGATGGCGGTAAGAGGAACGGTCAAGCCGGCGGTCAGAACAACGCCAAGATCGCGGATGGGTTTACCAACCGCGGTAAGCGTCTTGCTGACCTGAAGAGCTACTTTGTTCAGGTCTCCGTCAAGTTTGCTGAAATCCGCTCGGATCGAAACAGCGGCTTCACCGAGTTTTGCTTTTTCGGACATTATTAGGCTTGCTCCTTTGTTTAGACTGACTGTTCTGCCAAACTGTCTTCATCTGCTGAAATTCGCTCCGTCGCTTTTTAAGTTCTTCGTCAGAAACAACTTTCGCGTCCTTGGGCATCAAGATAGTCTTGAGACTCTTCAGAACCTTCTGGCGATTAAATAATGCGCCATACCAGGCTAATGAGACCAGTTCTCTTTCATGTCTCTCCAGGTTCCAATCCGCTATCTTTATGCAAGCTCGCGTCTCTCGAGGAGTCTGATCCCAGAACTCAGAAACAGCAACTCCAGCTTTCAGCGCTTCTTCCAGGAACGCATCATAATCACTGCGTCCCTGGTTTAAGCGTTTGGGTCGTCCTCTTTCTCGCCAGGAGGTACTTCGCCCTCCTTGTAGCCTAAGACTCCCGTGATAGCTTTCATCACTGCTTCAGCTGTGGCAGTCAGCCCTACTTCGTCCATTACCTCGAACGCATCATTCATCGTTATGGGTTTGTTGCTGATCCTGGCTTCTCTCCGTCCAGCTTCCATTCCCGCTTTCAGAAGAGCAGCAATATCAGTCACACCTGATTTCCCATTCACGAATCCTTGGATCGTTAAAAGGATCGACTTGTCGAGCTCTGCCTCAGCTTCAGAGAGCGCTCGATTTGTATAGAGCAGACGGACCTCCCGGTCTTTTAGCTGTAGGGTGACTACCCGGATCGCGTTAGTCATTCTAGCTACCTACCGCGGTCCAGAACCCGTCGATCACCAGGGAGATCGAAATTACACTTTCGCCCTGGTCCGGGTCGTTTTCGCTCATCGAGGTGATCAGCGCATCAGCGGTTTCGCTTGTTGTGCCATCATCCTCTTTGGCGATCTTGATCAACTCACCGTTGCGCATCGCGTCCTGCAGCGCCTGGTATGCCGCATCACTTGGCACATACAGCGCCTCAAGTGAGACACCTGAGCTGTATCGCCCTGGCAGAACCCGCTTTGCGCGACTGTCCTTCGAAGAAACATTGATCTCTTCGGTTGTCTCATCAAACGTCACGTCGCGCTGGGATCCAACAACCTCATACGCAGGCGATACGTTTGTGCCGGTATTGACCAGCAAAAGAATATCTGTACCATTTTTAGCCATTTTTAGAACCTCCTATAGTTCCTCTGCTACTATTTTGATTGTCAAGATCCGCGCGTATGCTTTTTCTTCATCCGCACTGATCGGACCACCGCACTCAGACCATAACCATATATGGCCCTCTATCAACAACGGTGCCCGGTGCAAAAGTACCCGCACCCGCTCCGCAATTGCCTCAACTGCCTGCGAGCTTCCATTCGCAGCTGCATAACACCGCACATCCACCCACACCGACCGCCCCCGTGTCGTCTTGCTGTCGAACGGGTTGGCCACCGGTACGGTTGTCGCCACTATATACGGCAGCACCGCATCCCCGGGGGCCGGGTCGATCGTGAACACCGCCGGCTCCATCTTGTATGATGCCAGAAGCGCTATCAATGTCCCGTCCGCTGCCAATGTGTCGTAGATCGCTTTTGCAAACATCAGTCACCTAACATGTCAACAATTTCACGCCCGCTCTGGAAGACGCTAGGTCTTAGGTAAGGGTGCGCGGGGGCTGTCGTCGATCCGATCTCAATATAGAAACCGTGATGCGTCTGCCCGCTTTTGCCAACTTTCATCCCGATCCAAATCACCACATCCTCCCCGTCCTGCTCAACCATGTTCGTCAGGATCCAGTCCGACAGGTATTTGCGGTAGATCTTGTCTCTTTTCGTGTCTGGAGATGTGATCGCATCCAACCGCCGGCGCGCATCCGTTTCACAGAACTTGCCCACGTCCTCAGCCCGTTCAAGAACCTTCTCCTGCGCCATCTTCTTCACAGCTTCCGGCGTCCATGTGATCTTTACGCTCATGCGCTCACCTCCCGCTGTCGTTGCAGGCAGTCCACTTCCAGGTGGTGATCTGCCAGGCTTGGCTCCCGGATCCCCATTACCTCAACGGTCAGGTCTCCGCATGTCACCAGGTCACCGCGCTCAATGTCTTCACATTCCAGGTACAACACATGCGAGATCTGCCGTTCCAATGTCGCTGCCACTTCCTGTTCCTGTCCGCTGGCTGGCCGGATCCGTCCTGCATACGATCCCACTGGCGTGTAACTCTT